TGACGGTGCGGCCAGCAGGGTCACCGGGGCATCGTCCAGGTCGGGCAGCGCCCCGGCATCCACGGCCTCGCAGGGGACGGCGGCCGTGGCGGCCTCTGCCGCTCCGGACAGCGTCGCACCGGCCGTGGTGCGGTACAGCACGCCGGACAGATCCTTGGCCTGCGTGCCTGCGGGCACCACGGCACCGGTACGGCCCGTCAGGGTAAGCGTGCCCGTGGCCCGTGTGGCGGCCTTGCGGGTGATGCCGCGCAGGGCGCAGTGCTGCTCAAGATATTCGGGGTCCGCCGTGTCCGGCAGCAGCTGGCGGGCCTGCCAGGCCAGGAAGTCGTACAGGCCGGACACCGCCGAGGCCGTGGCGCTGGAGCGGACGTACAGATCGCTGTCCCTGTCCTGCGGGGCCGTGGGGTCAAGGTTGGCGGCATCGCGCAGCATGCGCTGCCGGATGGTGGCAAAGCCGGGGATGGTATAAGGCATGTCAGGCTCCCACAGGGACGAAATGCTCATAGCTGTAGCGCTGGCCCGTGGCGTCAGTGACGGTCACATGCAGCAGGCAGCGCCCGTCATGCGGCTGCTCGGCGCTGACCTCCACGGCCCGCGCCCTGCCGTCGTCCAGCAGGCCTTGCAGGGCCTGTTCCGCGTACTGGCGGGCCAGCAGGGCAATGCGCGGCACGTCCTTTTCCCGCGCCAGCTCATGCAGGCGGCTGCCCAGGGAGGTGTCGGCCCACCACGAGCCCAGCGGGGTCATGAGGCGCAGGTAGACGGCATTTTCCAGGCGGCTGATGCGCGCGCCGGTATAGTCGCCGGTGGCAGGGTCTATCCAGGTATCCATGCCTCAAAGACTAGCGGGCATGGGCGCAAAAAAAAGGTGGAAGCTGTTCAGCGCTTCCACCCTTCCTTGGTTGGGGTGCCGTGCTTATTGCGGCTTGCCGGTAGAGCCGCCGCCCGTCTGGACACCGGTATGCGTGTGCCCGGTGAGGCTGATGCCGCCCGCCGTATGATCGCCGGACGAGGTGATGCTGCCGGTCTGTTGGATGTTGCCGCGCAGCGTCATGTCCGCCGTCATCTCCACGCGGTCGCCCTTCTGGCCGGTGGCGGTCATGTTGCCCGTCACCGTGGTTTGCGGGGTATCCAGCACGATGCCGCTGCCCGCTTCCACCGTCACCTGCTGCCCCGCCGTCAGCCGGGCGTTGTTTTTGACGTTGATGGCCAGCTCGTCACAGTCGATCTCGATGACGCGGCCCTGTTTGATATGGATATACGCGCCGTCCTGGCTGTACATGCGCGCTTCCCCCGGCCCGACCTTGAGGCGGTAGGCCGCGTTTTCCGTGGCGATGATGACGCTGGCGGAGGTGCGCCCGCCCAGAGGGACCACGATGAGGTCGCTGCCTTCGGGCACGCCGCTGGAAAAGCCGAACTGTTGCAGCACCTCCACGGCCTGGGCCTGTTCCCCGGCCAGGGCATCGGCCTGCGCCAGTTGCAGGCCCGGCGCGTCATTGCGGGCCGTGAGGCGGGCGCGGTAGGGGAAGCGCAGTCCGCGCAGGGCACGGGCTATGCGGTTTTCGATGATCTCGATGATGCTCATGGTGGTCTATCCGGCGCAGAGGTCGCAGGTGCAGCAGTCGCCGCCTTTTTTGTGGTGCTTGCGTCTGGCCTTGGGGGCCGTATCCGGCAGCCACAGCGCCCAGGGCCGCAGGTAGAGGGTGGATACGGTGCCGCCCTGGCGGTCACAGGACAGGGTACGCCGGGCCAGCATGGTGTCCACGTCCAGGCCCAGGGGCGGGGAGAGGAGCCGGATATGCATGCCCGGCTCCCATACGGCCCCGCTGTCCGTGCGATGGCCCCGCACGCGGGCCACGGCCTGCCAGCTCTCGAAGATGGAATCGGAAAGCAGTTTGTTGGCCCTGGCCTGCGCCTGGGCCGTGGTCTCCAGGTGGGCGGCATCGCGGATCAGGGGCCGGGCAAAGCCCGCCTCGGCGTCACGGGCCACGGCCTTGATGGCGGGCTGTGCGCCCTCGTGTTCGTCGCCCGTACCCTGGCCCAGCACTGTCACCTCCGACCAGCGGCGCTGGCAGTTATCCTCCAGGGACAGGTCCAGCACGTTGTTTTTGGTGCCCGTCGTGTCCAGGATCAGCTCGGCGTCCACGGCCCGGCCATAGT